AGATGCGGTCGCCCTTGTTCGCGGTGCAGAGACCGATTGCATAATCGAGCGTCGCCAAGGGCGCGTCGGGATTCTGACCGCCGCCAGCGCTGTCGGTTCCAGTGGCGGAATCGACGAAGAAAATGTTGCCGGGGTTGTAGGCATAATTGGCGACAGAAAACATGCCGCCGCTTTGCTTGCGGACGAAAAGTTCGGAGCGGGCCATCTTGGGTTTTCCTATTCCAGTGTGAGGCGTGAAAGCGATACCGGGACGGCGCTACGGCCGTCCCGTCAGAATATCGAAACCAGATCAGACGATGACTGACGCCGGGATCGCATCGTTGTTGCGCGGCTCTTCCATGATAATCAGCACGGAGCCGGCGACCGGGTCGTTGACGACTTCAACAGCCTTCAACTGCACATATCCGTAGCCGCTGGCGCCGAGTTGCGCGCCGTCGACCATGATGCGGTAGAGTTGGGCTGCGGCGCCTGCGGTGGTGGTGAAGCCGGTCGCGGCAACCGCCGCGACGGCTCCCGGCACATCGTCGGAGCCGGTGTACTTCTGCACGTAGAACGGCACTGCCGAACGGTTGGATGGCACGACGTCATCGCATGCTTGAACGGTAATCGTGCTCGTGCCCGTTGAGCCGAGTTCGACATTGATCAGGAACGAAACCGCGTGCCAGTTTTTCATATTCACGACATCGGAATAGACCGTGCCGGAAAATACGTCGGCGGAATACGCAATCCCGCGAACGTAGTGGTCGTCGCCAAAATCGAGCATCATGGTAGCTCACTCCTATGAGTGGAATTTCAGTTGAGGGAAGCGAGGCCGCCCGAATGGCGGTCTCGCGATTTGGAGTGAGCCGTTACGCGCGGGTAGCGAGCGTGATGAACGGCGACTGCGTGGCCGAACCCTTGTAAGGGGTTATGGGCTTATTATCGACGGGCTGTCCATCGACACGATAGATGAACCGGAACGCCTGCTCGCCCGTCAGGAACGCGACATGGATTGATGTCGCCGCCTGCACGCTCTTATCGATCATCATGTACTGCGAAAGATCGGCGAGGACGATATCGCCCTCCGTACCGAGCGTTTCGCAATATTCGATGGGCTGGATCGGTCGGCCCATGAGATTACCAAACGGCGCCGCAGAAAGCCCGCCAGCCGGGACAAAGACCGGAATGCCGCCGACGCCGACCACCGCCGACAGGGCGTTGAGCTGCGGATAGACATCCTGGTTGATGTACCAGACCGCATTGGTCATCGACTTCGACCACATACGCGACCACATCTTGTCGATGTTTTCCTTGACGACGGTCTTCTGCGCTTGCCCTGACTCCTTCGCGACCGTGACCTTGCAGCCAGCGTTCATGAAGCCCATGGGCTTGCCGGCGCCGTTACCAGCCCAGATCGACTCGTCGACCAGGAAGGCGAACTCATCGGACACAGCCTCCAGCATCATAGCTTCGAGGAACGAAGCATCCTGAAGCTGCTCATCGGTCGCATAGAGGAGGCCGCCGAGCTTTTTCAGATTGAGTTCCATCTGGCGCCACTGCATCGGGCCGTTAGCGGTCAGCGCCGCTGCTTCAGCAAGCCAATAGCCACGGACGCCGCCGTAACGCGAGCCGGTCGCGCGGCTGTCATCCTTCAGGGCATTGATCTTCATGCCATTGGAATTGACGCCGAGAGGGAACTTACGAACCAGTTTTGCGAGAGTCGACTTGTCGAATTGGCGACGAAGGATTTCCGTCGAACTGTCGACCTGAACGAGGAAGCCGCCATCCGACGGAATCGTTTCGTTGGCACCGAGAGCAGCGGCAACGAGGCGCGGATCGCGGTCCTGAATTACGGCTGCGCGATGCACCGCCTGCATCTGCTCGCCGAGATTGGCGAACGGTCGCTCGCGGAAACCGCTGAGTTGTTCGCGAACCAAGATCGGCTGCGCAGCATGTGCAGTGAGCAGCTTGCGGCGGTCATCCGAGAAGCCGGCGAAGATATCGTCCGAGCCAGTGGAGTCAGGACCAGGAAGCGCCTTACTGCCGCGCAACTTCGTGAGGCGTTCGGCGTTCGCGATGTCGCGGTCCATAGACTCCACGTCCGCAGAAGCGGCGTCGAAGTCCGCCTGCTGCGCATCGTAAGCGTCCTTGGCGAGAATGCCTTCCATTTTGTCGTAAGCCTTCGCGCGGTTCTGGCGAAGGGAAGCGATGTCCAGGGCCATGGGGGTCTCCTTTCGGCCAGTTGCAAAAAGGCGCACGAAAGAGCGCCGCGATACCGCGACCGAAGTTGCGGAATTTCAGGAATTGAGACTTTCGAAATGTCAGCCCTTGAGGGCGGCGAGCTTTCGCTGATTGGCAACCATCCGGCGCATGCCGTTGATCGTCGCCTCTTGGCTTTGAACCTTGTCGACCATGCCAGCGGACTTCGCTGCGGAGCCGATCTTCATTCCGCCGCCGCCGAACCCGCTGATCACAGCGTCGGTCGAAACATTGCGACCCTTCGCTACGTCGGCGATGAATAACGATTCGATTGCGTCAAGCATCGCGCGCACTTCAGCCGAGCCAGATTCGCTTGTCGGGTCGGGTCGTTTATTCGGAGCGTTCGACGAAACGATCTCAACTTCAATCATGCCGTTCGAGTCGGGCTCAACCTGCTTGCTGAGCGCGGCCACAACGCCGATCGAGCCGATCAAGCTTGACCGCTCAACAGAAATTTCACCGGAGGCCGAGGCAATCCAGTACGCCGCAGAAGCTGAAGATCCGGTCACATGCGTTACCGTCGGCTTCTGCTTGTTGCCCGCAGCAACCGCGTTGGCAAAACTTTCGATCCCGGAGACTGCACCACCCGGGCTGTCCATCAGCAAGACTACGCCGCCGATCTCGTTGTTCGCGAGCGCAGAACGATAGTCCGCCATCAGCGTTGTGATCGAAGTCGCGCCGGACATTTCGGTCATCATGTTCGCGCGCGGAAAGATCGGGCCTGTAACCGGAATGATTGCTACACCATCGATCACGTAAGATCGCTGCGAGCCCGGCAGGCGCTGCGCGCCAGGCCCCGCCATCAAATCATAGTCCCGCGCCTGCCAGCCCTTCGCCGCTTCGACTTCGGGAGCCGTGTGATTGCGTTGCGCCAACGCCGCCAAAAGAGGCAACCATGACGGTTCGATAGCCCACGGCTCGGCCGTAATTGCTCGTAAGGCGCGGAACATGTGACGATCCTTAGTATTTCGGGGGAACGAAACCAATCCGCTCAAGCACCACTTCCTCAATTGGACGTAGTGCAGTGAAGAGATTTTCAGCGGACTTTGTAGCTTTGTTGGATTCGATATACTCGTTCATGAGCCGCTGAAGATCGACTTCGATCGGACGGCGACGCTCCAGAAACTCATCAACCGAAATTGGCATGACCAGAATTGGCATCGCGAACCTCAGTTCAGGTAGAGCGGCCGACCATGCGGATCGACGAACGATGAGAGGCGCGGAACGCGAACGGGATGATGTCCGTTTAACTTTTTCGGATTGAACGAACGGAAGGCGGTCGGCATCCAGCCGATTGATGAATTCTGAGGCTGGTTCGGATTCTGATTTTGATCCTGCTGCGGATTGTCTTGCGTTGGATCGGTCCCGGCCGGGACCATATTCAACGGCACAAGATAATCTTCACCCTCAGGTCCAATCGTGTTTTCGTTCTCGCGATGCAGGATCGTGTTGACGTTGAGCCATCCCCATTGCCGCCCGATCGCATAAGCACGATACCGGCTCAGGATGTCGCCGCGCATCAGCGCGTCGAGTTGGTGTTCGACCTTGTAGATCTCGCGCTCTGCCGGCGTCAGGCAAGAAATCGTAATCGCGGACTCGATGCACTTCGCAAGAGACGAGACCGGACCGGTAACGTAATCGATGCCCTGATGCTCGATGTTGTTGTTCGTGCTGCGATCGAGTATTCCCACCTTGTGAGGTGGCACGCCATACATCGTGCAGGCTTGTTCGGCGCCGTACTTCCGCGTCTCGACGAGCTGGCTCTTTGATGGGTCTGAAGATGTCTCCTTCATCTTCATGCCGAGTTCTAGGATCGCAACCTTCCACTTGTTATCGAGGCCGCCATACACTCGCTCAATACCTGCGCGGATACGTTTGGCCACCTCATCATTCGGAAGCTTCTTGTCGTATTCCAGAATCATCGACGGCTGCGCGCCGTTCGCAAAGAATGCCGCAGCGAAACGTTCTGCCGCCAACATCAGCGCGACGCTTTCCTTGTTCTGCAGGATGGGCGAGGTGCCGAGCACGCCGCCATAAACAGAATTATCGCTCGATCCGCGGTAAGGAACGTGCAGCACATCCTGCCACGTTAGATTCAAATCAACTTCGTTGGGCTGCCGAACATCAAATACCGGCTCGCCGTCCGTTGCCCACTTCTGAAGTGTCGCTCCAACCTGGATCGGCACGATGCGCTCTACATCTCCGCGATCTGACCAGCGCACGCGCGAATAACCATTGCCGTGCGCGAGCGCCATGTGCGCCAAAGAGGAGCGCCACGCGTAGGAGGAAAGCCAAGGCGCCGGGCCGTGCTTCAGAAGCTTGTAGAGTGGATGATCAACGGCTGGCTCATAACCCGCATCGGTTCTGATCTTCAGATCAAGCGGGACCTTTGCCAAATCCTCTTTCAGAACTTGAACGCATGCGGCCAATCCAGGGACCGTTAGCGCGTCTTGAACGGTAACGCGGATACCAGTCGCCGTTGCGATGCCGCCCTCAATTCCACGAAGCCAATCGTCCGTGTAGCGATCTTGAGCGGATGGACCAAACCAGTTCGACCAGAAGGCCATGCGCGCAATACCTCAGCTCCACACCTGAACGTCATAGTCGGCGGCGAAAGTCGCCGGTTGTGCCGCGATGAAACGAGCCATCGCCATCATTTCGGCAACTGGACCGTCGATCTTGTTCTCGTCGCGATCCTTGTTTGGGTAGACGTTGTCCTTTTTGTCAGGCTTAGAGACGACGTTGGACAGCATCCAAGTGTAAACAGGGTCGCCGTTATGCGCGATCTTGTGACCGCGGATCAGTCCGTCCATCTGTTTCATCGGCTCCGAGAAGTTGAGAACCAACGGACGGACTTCAACACAGGCAATTCCTTCGTCGATCAGTTCGCTCACCATCATCATGGCCTGCGCCGGATCGTAAGCAATCTCTTCCAGCTGAAAGTTGTTGTTAATATCCCGGATCGTTTCGCGAATCTCGATGTAGTCGATCATCTCTCCATCGGTTTGATCTAGCCAATGATCGAGATGATATCCGCGATAGTGCTCGTTCTCCGGCTCGTTGATGGTCGCTTCAGGTAGAAAGTATTTTCCGAAGCGCGCGTACTCAAAACCTTTTTCCATAAGCTCGCGCGCCCTGTCACACTCGCACTGATCAAGCTTAAAGAGAATCTCCAGCGCCGCGATGTCGACCTTCGACGCCAAGTCCATACCGATGCGACACGGCTGCTTCGCGAAGTCTTCCAGCTTCAGGCCCGGCACTTCGCTTTCATGCCAGCGCTGAATGTTGAAGTATGCAGCCCGCGCTGACACCCACATATTGAGGTGCTTGGTCTTGAACGTGCCAGCCTTGCGTGCATTGCTGATCGCGTTACGCTGTTGGGTAAGAAGAAACTCACCCTTGACGCTAATATCGTAATTCGGGTTCGCCTTGCGAAGCGCCTTCTCCGATGTCCAATCGTCCTTCGGGTCGATGGTATAGATCAGCGCGAACAGTTCCTCGTTCTCAACAACACCTTCAAGCATCTTCTCGGCATCTTGAAGCGCCGCATAGCACGGCCCCGCTAAATTATCCCCCGCAGTCGTGATGATTAGCGACAAGGGCTGCTCGCGCGCGCCCATGCCGGTTTCCATCGTGTCGACTAAATCGTCTGTGTCG